CAAGCTCGGGGTGTTCTATCAGGGCGGCGCCGGTGCTACGCCGCGTCCCTTCCAGAGCAAGCTGCGGGATAGGGTCAGCGTGTTCGACTTCATGACCGAGACCCAGATTGCAGCGGCACGGGCTGGGGGTGTGGACGCAACGGCTGCTGTCCAGGCTGCTGTGAACTGTATCCAAGCGCTGCCCTACGGTGGCGAGCTGTATGCACCCCCGGGCACCTACATCATCAACTCGCCAATCCTGATTCAGAAGAACATCGCGCAAGCGTTCCGCTTCTCAGGTGCAGGCACGGCCACGGTGTTCAAGGCGGGTGCGTCCCTCCCGGCTGGTGCTGTCTTCAACGTGGGCGCCGGAAGCTCCCCTGCTGCTGGGATGGATACCATCATCCGCTCGCTGCGTGTTGAGCCCTACGTGGGCACCAACCACACCGCGTTCGTCTGCTTGAACATGAACGGAATCATCTTCGATGATGTTCACTTCGGGGCACTGCAGAATGGCGTAACGCTCAACTCCTGCTACGCCACGCGGTTCACCGGGTGCCAGTGGGTCCTCACGAGCCTCTACGCGATTTACTCGAACACATCTGCACACAACATCATCCTGGACAGGTGCAGCGCGTTCGGGATTGGCAGCAACGTCCTCCGCATCGATGGCGCCACGAACAACATCGCATTGGTGAACTGCGACTTCGAGAGCTGCGCGAACGTCTACGCCGTGGCTGCGGGCTCATCGAGCATCAAGGTCTCGGGCTGCTACATCGAGTACAGCTCGCAACTGGAGTTCTTCCACGTAGGCATCTGCTATGGGGTGGACATCAACAACAACTGGATTGGGATCAACACCCAGAACAACACGATGATGTCCGGTGGTGGTTCGCAGATGCTGCAGAACATCCACGGCGGTAGCTGGGTGAACAACACCACCTACGCTTCCACCTACCAGTTCGATGGGACCTCGTGCCGAGACATCGATGATGGTGGCAATGTGCTGGTCAGTGGCTCAGGCCAACTGGGTCCGTCACCCTTCGCCCCCGTTACGTTCCTCAATGCGTGGACTCAAGGTTCCCGTGCGGTTGGCTTCCGTAAGCAGCAGGATGGAACTGTAGAACTCCGTGGGGTCCTCAACGGCTCCGGTGCGGGCACTATCGCCTTCAACCTTCCGAGCGGCTACCGGCCTGCACAGCCGCTCCGAGTCCCGATGCTGCATGAGTCTGGGAACACCTTTGGTGCTCTCCTCATCGACTCCAACGGCAACGTGGTCCCGGTGACCGCAACTGGTGGCAGCGCAACCATTGACGGTATCCGCTTCATCGCTACACCGCAGTAATCCTTCGCGCCCCTCAGGTTCTCTGTAGGGGCCACCCTCTTCTCTAAAGGTTGACTCTATGACAACTCTTGTACCTCCGCAGCTCCTCAACCCAAGTGGCTCTACCGCTGGGCAGGTGCTTCGCTCTACGGGGCCGAGCAGCATTCCCGGATGGGCAGCACTGGCCTCCGGTGACCTCCCGACCGTCCCTGTAACCAAGGGCGGCACTGGGCAGACGGTAGCCGGTGGCGCCGCTCTCGATGCTATCACTGGGTTCTCTTTCACGGGCTACATGAAGCGCACCGGGGCAGGTTCTTACACCTCAGTGGCTACCATTCCGATTGCTGAAGGCGGCACGGGACAGACCACGGCAGCCGCAGCATTGACGGCTCTCGGTGGGTTCCCTCTGGTGGGTACGGTTGCTGGCGGGAATGCAGCGGCTGGGCAGGTTGGGGAGTACCTCACGGCCTCCAATACGGCCACCTCGCTGACTACGGCAGTGGCTGCGAATGCAACCAGCCTCTCCCTGACGGCAGGGGACTGGGAGATTGAAAGTGTTATTACGTATGTCCCGACAGGCTCTACCAGCATTACCGCCCTATTCGCTGGGGCATCTGCAGTATCAGCAACCTTCGGGGCATTCGGCTCTTATTCGAAGACTACCTACGCTGCGGCTGGAGTAGTAACAGGCAATACCGGGATTACCGTGGCATCGCCTGTTGTTCGTATTTCTATCTCCGCTACGACTACGGTATATGCGGTAGCGAGTGCCAACTTCACGGCCTCCACTATGACTTGTGATGGCTTCCTTCGGGCTCGCCGTATTCGTTAATTGGATTAAAAGGAACAAGCGGGGGCAGTCCCAATAATGCCCTCGCCCTATCCTGCACGTCAGAAGAACAATAAAGACCTAATGCGTCTGGATTAACTAGGTCATAAAGAAACGCCTTCATGGTCACCAGTTCCGCATTATCTCGATTAAAAGCAAAACCCCCGTTCCCCATTATCTTTCTCCAAAGTTTATTAACAGGTGGCTTACATCATACACGATGTGAATTGCATGTGGAACATCCGTTACAAATAACCCCTAACCGCGCGCACCCCTCATGCAACTCCCAGAACACACCAAGACCCTCATCACGCTGGCAGGTATCGGCGCTGCAATCACCATCGGCAAGCTCCTCTCCGAAGGTGAACCCATGAACCTCAAGCGGGTCACCGGCCGAGTCATCGTTGGCTCCGGCCTGAGCATGGTGGCATCCGCTGCTGTCGCTCTGTTCCCCAATCTCCCCACTGAAGCCGTCTGCGGTGTCTCCGCTGCGCTGGCTATCTTCGGGACCCACTTCCTCGAAGACCTCGTGAAGGTCAAGCTCGGAATCAACTCGGAGGCCAAGTAATGAGCCAAGCATCCAAGGACACCCTCAACGAACTCCACGGCCTCATCGCAGAGACCCTCGCAGGCGCCATCAAGGCCTTCAAGGGGAAGACTGATCCTGAGGACCTGAAGGGCCTTGCAGCCCTCGCTAACGTGGCCAAGGGCTTCCTGAAGGACAACGGCATCGAAGCCATCCCGGAAGCCAACAAGCCCCTCCAGAACCTCGCTGCAGTGCTCCCGTTCCCTGGCCACGTTGGCGGTGAAGGCGAGGACGATGAGCCGCAAGTAGCAGCAGGCTAAGACCGCTTTACAGCCCCTCTGCGGGCTTCCCATCCCTTACCCATACGCATCCCCTAGTGGAACCCTACGAGGGGCGTATGCGGCCTCTACGCGAGCCCTATGGCATCTCCTGTTAAAGACCCAATCGCTGCTGACCTCCGCAACATGGTCTTCGTCATCTGGCAGCACTTGAACCTCCCGGCCCCCACGCCAGTCCAGTACGACATCGCAGACTACCTCCAGCACGGCCCCAAGCGGCGCATCGTTGAAGCCTTCCGGGGAATCGGTAAGTCCTGGCTGACTGCGGCCTATGTCATCTGGTTGCTCTACCGGGACCCTGAAGAACGCATCCTTGTGGTCTCTGCATCGAAGGCCCGTGCTGACGCCTTCTCCACATTCGTCAAACGGCTCATCGATGAGATGCCACTGCTCCACCACCTGAAGCCCCGTGAAGGCCAGCGGGACTCCATCATCGCCTTTGACGTTGGCCCTAGCTCTGCCCACCAAGCACCCTCGGTTCGCTCTGTGGGTATCACTGGGCAGCTTACGGGTGGCCGTGCTACGCGTATCGTGGCCGATGACGTGGAGGTTCCCAGCAACTCGATGACCCAAGCACAGCGGGACAAGCTGAGTGAGTCGGTCAAGGAGTTCGATGCAGTGTTGGTCCCCAACGGGGAAATCACCTACCTCGGTACTCCGCAGACAGAACTCTCGCTATACAACCTGCTGACCGAGCGGGGCTATGAAATCCGCATCTGGCCCGCACGGTTCCCCAACGACAAGCTCATGGCCTCCTACGGCCAACGAGTGGCCCCCTTCATCACCAAGCAGTTGGCCAAGAACCCGAAGCTGGCGACTGACTGCAGTGGCCGTGGGGCACCTACAGAACCCTCACGGTTCCACGACCTCGACCTATTTGAGCGTGAGGCCTCGTATGGCCGCTCAGGGTTCGCCATGCAGTTCATGCTGGATACCTCGCTCAGTGATGAGAACAAATACCCGCTGAAGCTGGCTGACCTGATGGTGCTGGACCTGAACCCAGAGATGGCCCCTGTGAAGCTCGTATGGGCCTCAGGACCGGACCAACTGCTCAAGGATGTACAGGCAGTAGGGCTGCAGGGAGACAGGCTCTACAGGCCTCTATTCGTGTCTGGTGAGTTCGCTGAGT